GACTCGGCGATGCTAACCGTATCGACGACGGACGCCGATAGCGATGCGGGCGCTGCCCCAAAAGATATTTGTGCAATTGATAATCTCATATTATATCAGCAACCCATACGGTTCGAGGAAACGCCGCATAATTTCACTGGGCCCAAGAGCGCGATTGAATATCATTATCTGTTCGAGAATGCCATCCCACTGTCTTCCCGTGTACGTTGTCCCTTCGCCAAGGCGCACGGGATTATCTCCTGTCTGTAATGCCCCAGATTGCGCATCGGTATCTTCTAAAATGCCGTTGACATATAATCGGTTGTTTGCGCTATCCCATGTCCCGGCGACGTGATACCATATTCCTGTTGTTGGTATAGTGATCGCTGCATTGACGCCGGTAGAATTTGTCAAGAATTGGAACCGCCCTGTCATCTGTCGCAAAACAAATGGTCGCTTTCCCGTCTCATCCTCTTGGCATATGATGTAATTGCCCGCACCAGTGACGATAGATTCAAACCACACCCATGCGATGCAGGACAGACCCGTAAAGCCCGTAGTAAATAGTTGTGTGTTAACATACTGATCGCTCGATAATTCAAGATCGATCGCTGGACCATGCAAGCCGGCAGCCCAAACAGGACTATTTACCGTCGTTCCATGCCAACCGTTGCCAGTCACATCGAAGGCCCTATTGCCTCCTCCTTCGTTGAATAGCCACCAGGCAACAAGTCCCTGCGCGTCCGGCTTGTCCCAATCTACTTGCGCCTGCGCAACAGTAGGCTTTAGCACCCGGTTCTCAAATATCCGCCCGCGCGGGCCTCTGATAAAAGGCATTTGTGTTAACTCCCAGGGACAAACGTCTTTGGTGTCGCTTTCAAGTCCCAGCCGGCCGATATCGACTGGTCCGTGCCGTTCTTAATGGAGAATTGACAGTCCTTCGTCAACGGCACATCAACACAGGGATAGTAACCTGTCGCGCTTGTGCCCGACGGGATTGCAAAGACGCCGACTAAAACGTGCTCGTAGGCCGCCGCCGGTGCCGGTGCATCGTTTGTACTGTCGATGTTCAGGTCCTGCCGGAACAGATAGACCACCTTGCCCGCTGCGACAGCAGCACCGAAATCACATTTCAACACAAAATCCGCCAGCGGAAAATCGCTGTGATTGGCCGATGCTAAATCCGCATCATCAGCCGCCACGAAGACATCGCTCGCTGCCGATGCGCCGCTGTCTTCCAACGTGACCTGACTCGCATAAACCCACTCTACTTCGTTTGCCATGATAGCTCCTATTACACAGCATATTTGCCCACAATTAGATCGACTGCGCTTTGCAAGACGGTATCCGTCACAGCTTCGCCAGCACTTACGACTGACGACACTGCCAACACTCCCCACATAAGGCGATCCGCTTCGCCTCGCGTATCTTGCAACGCACCCTTGGCCCACACCACGCGCTCGGTGTGATGTGCCGTGCCTGCATCCTCCTGAATGATAGTGATTGCCGTTGCGGCCATAGCTGCGACAACTCGGTTTTTCAGGTTGGATGATTCGTACCTCAGATTATATAGTTCTTGTAGCGTTGCCATTGGTCACATCCTCAAAGTTGTAGTTGTAGCTTCCATTGTGCCAGATTAGCTTGCTCGCATCGTGGTCACAGTGCCACTCGACCCCGGCGTCGATCAACCTCTTGCCGAACGCCGCATCTTCGGTGCTGTATGTGTTCGTTGTGAGATTGTAGCCGATCAGGAACCACGGCTTTTCGACCTGCTCGAATACCTGCCGTTCGACCAGGCAAAAACCAAATCCGGTATAGTAGGCCCGTTCGAGACCGGTCGTCTGTTCATCAGTCACAAGCCGCCGCGATTGATCCAGCGACAACGCAGTGAACCCCCCGTCCTTGACCCGCTTCGGATAGTTGCACCCAACGATGGGTAGCTTGCGTTGCGCCAACACGTGCAAAGCGTTCGGCTTGAATCCCATATCTTCATCGATGAACAGAACGTGGGTATAGTCATGTTTCAATGCCTCAAGCACGAGCGCCTCGCGCATCGCACCGATCCCTGAACCCTCCATTGGCATGTATTGTAAGGTTTGATCCTCGACGCCTTCATAAATCTGATTCCGCGAAAAATGAAAGATCATCTGTATCAGGCTGAACGTGTAGATCGTCCGGGCGAAGCCGGTCGTCGGCGTCAAGATAGCCAATTTGAACATAACCTCACCTATCAACCTGCCGGATACACCGTGCCGCTGTTGAGGTCGATGTGTCGGCAGAAGAAACTCGTATCACACAAGATAGGCCACTTGCGCTTTGCGATGCGGCCCCAACCTGCTTTCTTGAAGTAGTCGCCGTCGATCAGTCGGTCGCAAAAAAACAAGTCGCTCGTACCGACTTGGGCTTGATAGTAGTGTGACTCGGGGTCTTGCCAGACGCGGCGCGGCGACTCGAACACCTTACGTACCGCGCGCACACAACCGGGGAATTGCACAACGTACTTCGGGCTGTCTTCGTAGACGGCCTTGAGTAGGGAGCTATGAATGAGCAAACAGCCCGTAGGCACGCCGTCGACCCAAACTTTATCGCCACGTTTCCACTTGCTGTAGAAGCTGTTGCCCCGGCCTCGGTAGATGACCGGCTCCGATGGGTTGCTCTTGGTGTAATACAGGCCGCTGACCATCGGCACGTCGGCTTTGCGCATAAACTCATTGAGCCGCAGGTAGCCGTCTGTGGGCAGCACAACATCATCCTCGACCAAGAACAACCACTCGTAGTCCTTGTCGATGACCTCTTGCACGATGATGTTCTGGGCGTCGGCGACCAAACAGCCAAGGACGCCCGATGACTCGACGCACTGCGGGCCACCCGGCATACCTACGGGGAGCTGGCCGGTCTGCCAGTTACAGGGAATGACTTGGCCCCAGCGAGCGGCGGACCATTCAAACCGCACTATCCCCAGTGTCGGCGTCCCGATCAGTATCCGGTTGCGCGGGTTTACCTTGCCCGTGTTGTGGATCGTTGTCTTTTCCATTGCTACGTTTCTTCGTTTTCAACTCACCGCAGACCGTGTCGGTTACTTGCGTGTTGTCGCCTACCATTGCTATTTCCTCACTACGCAGATGTCTTTGTCAAAGCCTTGGCAGTAGTGCCACTCCATGTCAACGTTCAGTGTGTCCAGCCATTCGATAGTGGGCGCGTAGCCGGAGCCAGGGGAATCGAACTTGCCGCCCTTGCCGCTTACGTGCAGGTCTTCGATGACATACAAGCCGCCAGGGCTCACGACGGGCCACAGTGCAGAGAACGCCGTTTGTTGCTGAGCAGCGGTGTGACCGCCGTCGTCAATGACGCAGTCTAGGGGCTGAATTAAACAGGCTACATCTTGCATATTGTCGTTGTCGGCAGCATCGGCAGTGAAAATCACGACGCAGAGGTCTTTGCCGCTGCATTGCGGTTTGATATCCAAGCCGTAAACGAACGCTTGCGGTAGAAACTCGCGGAACGCCCGCAGCGAGCCACCGCGTTCGACGCCGATCTCCAACATGCGCACAAACGCACTTCTGGCTTTGAAGGGTTCGAGCAGTTGTTGATACAGCGGGCCGTGCTCCGTGCACTTCTGGGCATTGTGCAGGGCGAACAGGCGGCTCATCTCACAGACATCCGGCTGCGGCTGCGGCTGAACCGCTGCCCCGCGCTCGACGACTTGGCCTTGTACGGTCATTTGCGCGGCTCCAGAATGACTTCGATGTTGCCGTTGATTCGCCACGAGTTGCGTGTGAGCTTCCAGGGCTTCGGCTTGTAGATTTGATACAGAGGGTGGTCGGGATCAAAATATGTGAAGGTGGCTTCGTTCGGGCAGGGATAGTGCGTGGGGTCTTGAAACGCCCCCATGCTCGTTGCATAGGGCGCGCTGATGAGTAGTTGGCCGCCGAGCTTGAGAATCCGCCACAGCTCGTCCATGAGCTGCATCCGGTATTTGGGTTCGATATGCTCCCACAAGTGGCTCAGAAGCACTTGTACGCAGGAGTCATTGTCCAGGGGCCAGGGGAAGTCTTGGGCGTCGTGACGGATATCGACGCCCTCGCACGCCCGGAGGTCCATGCCGACCCACCCGGCCTGCTTGGCTGAACCGCAACCCACGTCAAGCCGGATGCCGGCGGCCTTATGCAGTGCCTCGTCCATGACTGCATTGTGCCAGGGGCCTGCGGGTGGCGTCAAGGCAATTCGCCGTACTGTTGCCTATATCTCTCAAGCTCAGCCTTGACCTTCTGCAACTCGTCAAAAGCGTCAAAGTGCAGGGCAACATGTTCACCCCGCTTGGCAACAGCTAAGTTCTCAGGGCGGTTGTCACCCTTGGTGCCATTCAAATGGTGGACTACCTCTGTCCTGTCAATCAATCGTCCCAGCTTCTTTTCCATGACAAGACGGTGCTCCATGACGTAGCCGTCCTTCGTTGCGTTGGGGTGGTCGGGAGTATGAACGTAGATGTAGCCCTGGGGCGTTTGTAGTCGCCCACCTTTCCAGTGCGTTGCCAACTTGCCTTTATAGTATTTGCGAACGTATGTTGGGGCTTTTCTTCGGCCCCCTTTCCAATGTGACGCCTGCTCGCCTTTGCGGCCTTCTGGGTAATGGGCTTTAATGCCGTCACTATAGCTACGCATTTGTACGCCGCGAGCTTTAAGCGCACTGTGCACCGCCCCGGGACTAAGGCCCACCTTCTCGGCTATCTGGATCGTCGTCATGCCCTGGGCATACATCTCCGGCATTTGTTCTCGTAGGGGGATGTCTTTGGAACGGGCTGTCTGTGCTCGCTTTGCCGCACATAGGCGGCACATTACCGAGCGTGAATCAATTGCTACGCCACAATTCTGGCACTGTTTTGGCTTGCGCGGTCGCTCGCCTCGATGCTTCGCCGAGCAGTGACGACACCAACTTGCCCCCCGTGAAATCGCAATGCCACAGTCCAGACAAGCCTTTTGTTGCTCCATAGCCATGCTCCTTTCTGTTTTTCACGGAGTATAGCTATTGCGTGTCCACTTGTCAAGACTTTATTATGAGTAAAACCTAACTGAATCTCAACTCATAAGAGATATTGAGATCCTGGTTTGTAGCCATCTGACTCGTCGTGAATGACTGGCCCGCAATCAAGTCGGTCGCTGCATTAGTGTTGGAGTGGAGGCCGATGCTGCCGACCGTGATCGTCGCACCCAAGTCTGTGCCGTCAAAGCTGCACGTCACCCTTGCGGTGCCGGTCGCCACCGTGGTCGGCGTCAAGTCCACCACGGCACCTTCCGTGCCTACCAGACTGATCTGCGTTGCGTTGACGGCTGTACTCTGCGTGGCCATGACGGCGCTGGCTGCTTGAGCGGAGCCAGCGGCCCCGATGCAGGCCCCGGCGCAGGCGTTATCCAGCCCGAAATTGGTCACGGTATTTGGCCGCCAACCACTGTCGCCTACGATGCGGCCGGTCTTCTTGTCGCAAATCTGTGCCCGGAAGAAGCCTCGGACGTTGATGGATTGTCTATCACGCTTCCGCATGGTCAACTCCTGCTTGTCAGAGTATCGTAGTCTGCGTATCGTCGGTCCCGTCCAGCCCTATCTCAGAGTCGAACGAAACAAACTCAAGCTCGACCTCATTCACAGTCAAGCCGCTGAGCTTAGCTATCGTTTCCAACAGGTGACGAACGTACTGGCTCTTGCTGACTGATTTGTCGCCAATGCGGTAGTCAACATACGTTGCCGCATCGGCTGCCAGCACAGTGGCCAGATTGGTTTTCGCTGTAGCGACCAACTCTGCTATCGTCGTCATCGATACAATCTCTCAGTCTGTAAGACTGACAAAGCGAACGTGGCTCGGCGAATTTGCCCGGCAAATTCGCGTCCCCTTCGTATAAGTCGTCATCGTTCGCCCCGTAGCGAATAATAATGAGGAGGAGGCCCTTCCGAGCCCCCCGCCTCACCGACCTGAAAGCAATCACCGCCGAACCCGACGTCCTAACGGTCGCTGCTGCTGTTGCTTAGCTGGCTCCAGTGCTCTTGCCGACAAAAACATAGTCCGTGGCACCGACCTTCGAGTCGTACCGCACCTTGTAGCTGGCCACGATGTCCTTGCGCCACGCATCCTCGTTGTTGTCGCCATAGCGACGAATGACGACCTGCGGAGGAATCACAACCTTCTCAACGAACTGACTCTTGAAGTCGCCCAAGTACCAAATGATGGTTGACTGGGCGTCCAGATCCGGGTGTGCCAGCACTTTGAACGTGCCGGGTAGAACGAATTTGAGTGCGTTGCGCTCGTTGTTGGTTCCGCCGGCCAGCACGTCATTCATAATGACGCGGGCAGCCGTCACTTGGAGCGTCACCGGCACAAGTAGGATTTCCGGCATCACATGGATCGGGTCGCCGTTTTCATCCTTCATCAGCCTGAGCAGTGTGAACAAAGGAGTGACGTCCGTGTAGTCGGCCAATGCGTCCGTGGTCAAGTTGTCGTAGGTGTGGCTCGCTGACCCCGCTGCATTCTGGTAGAGATCCTCCTGGCTGCCGCTGGGATACCACGCCTTGTAGCTGGTGACGTCCTGGACGATCTTCATAATGCGACTCTCGCGGTCACGCCCCATTCTCTGGCCGAGCTTGACAGCTTCTCGCATCACCAGGCCGGTGCGGTCGAAACGAACGGCCTCATCGGTGACATCCAGGATCAAACCGCGCTTCTGGTGGCTGATCGTCACGTACTTCTCTTTGATGTCGGCGGTGTGCGGATACTCAGCACCCTCACCAACATCTTCCAGTGACCCAGCGATGTACGCACCGGGCACACGGTCGCTTTCTTGCGTCGAAGTGAACTGCGTCACGAGCTGGTCAACGATCACGGTGAACGGCGTGTACGCCTGCATGACCTTTGTGCTGACCAGGACGCCGACCAGCGTGTTGAACTGGCTGGCGCTCGCTGCTTCTGCGAACACCGGGGCATCGCTGAACGGGCGGACGTCACCGCCAAGGCCCTCAGCAATCTCTCTCAAAGAGAAGTTGTCTACGCCGAGGTGTTTCGGATCATCAGCGGGCAAGCCAAGCGTGGCTTCAATCTTGGCCTTCATGGCCATGGGATCGCCGCCACACGCTTCTCTGAGTGCCCTGATGTTGTCTCTGTGCAAAACGCCGAACTTCATCAGAAGCTCCTTTCCTTGGATATCAAGCGGCTACCATCGCCTTCACGCCGCGATTCTGCCGACTGTATTCCAAAAAGTTGCTACGTTTGCGGAGCCGCGCGGTACATATGGAGCTGCGGAAGCAGCATACACTTGATATCCGTGCCGCTCGTGATCTTCTCGACAGCCACAGCGATGTGACTGGTCGTACCCGCCACGAGCTGGTAGTTGCTGCACGCGCCACCGTCCGAGTAAATTTCCAAGGCGTGCCCATAGCTGAGCGTCGCTGCCGCTTGAAGCTCAAGCTGGAAGATCGCGCCGTTGCTGACGTCAACCGTCACCTTGTCCGTCTCGCCGTCGGCCGATGCCGTCTCAGCGATACCCCAGAAATGATCGGCCGCCGCCTCACGGTTCGCCGCTGCGTCACCGGCGTCATTCATGCCACCGACGTTCAGAGCGTAGTTGCCGTCAATAGCTATCAAGTCGCCTTTGTTGATGACCGTAGCCGACTCGACTTCACAACTCACAAGGTTGCGCGGACCGGAGACGTATCGTTCTCTGTTACGAGCCATTCTCGTCGCTCCTTTCAGTGTTGCCGTTCTATTGTTGCCGTAAAACTACCACTACAGCTTCAGGGACCTGTTAGCACCAACCCGGGTTAGGCCAACGTCAGCGCCTTTTCGGCCGCCTTGTCGTCGACTTGGCCTTCCTTGCGAGTGCCGTTGTTCGTGTCCTTGTCGCCACCCATGTTTTGAACGCCGCCCTTGGCGCAGGCTTCCTTGATCGGCTTGATGAGTTCAGCGACCTTGGCCTCAAACAGCTTCTCGTTGAATCCGTCCTTGCCGGTCTCGACCTGCATACACAGCGCCTTGATGCTGTCGGTGCGTGCGTGCTCGGGAAGCTCCTGCACGACCTTGTCCACGATGGCCTGTTTCTGTCTCATCGTTTCTGCGGTCTGCAATTCCTCAACCTTGAGCTGTAGCTTTGCCTTGTCATCGGTGAGTGCTTGCTTTTCCAAGACGATAGCTTGCACTTCATCATCTCGCCCCGTTGCGCCTTCCTCGTTCAGCGCGCGAACGATATCGGGGCGGGCGGTCTTTAGGTCTGCGAGTTTGACATCGTTGTAGTCCATTTTTGGTTCTCCTTGAGACGCACCAGCGCCCTCGAACACGGTTGATGTCGTGGCTCCTTGCACAACGAGGTCCACGGAATGCACTTTGGTGATTTCCTCCACGCGGTCGCCTGTCTTGCTCTTGACCATACGGCCTTCGGCAACGTGTGAACAGCTTGCAGCTTCGGGCATGTGCTTGGCGATGTTCCAGAACTTCAGACCATACTCGTCAGGCAATAGATGGGCGGTGCCTCGCACCTTGCCTTCGCTGTGCTGCGTTCCACGGAACACGCCAGCTAATTCCATCGGATTGCGGCCCTGCTTACTGGCATCGTGATTGATGAAGATGCGCACCCCTTCGTAGAGTTGGTTACCAACCGCGTTCGCCATTGCATCTTGCGTATACTCATAGCCGTGGCTACTCTGTGGCCCGAGCATTGCGACGTTCTTAATCACTTTGACGCCGTTTTCCTCGACGAACTCAGCCCCCTCAAAGTCAATCGCCTCAACCAAGTGGCTGACCTGCTTGCGATTGCGGGCCAATTTGATCTTGTGGTACTTTTCAATCGCCTCGGCCAATTGCTTGTCCGACAACTCTCCGTCTTTCAGATTAGTCAAAGCAGGGTGCATCGCTTCGGCCCGCCCTCGCCATGCTGTGTAGCACATAGCTGCCGCCTGCGCGTTTGGTGTTGCGGGGTTCTCACCTTTGACGAAAGCGATGCAGCGGCCCGTGAACGCGCTTTGCTGTTCGCCAGGTCTTGGTTTCGGAAGCGGCATTTTTGCCTCCCAATAAAAAAACGGCCCGCTCACTTGGGAGTGAACGGACCGCCTGGTCTGGTAGGTCGTTTCTCGTACTTGGTTGTGCTACTCGGGTATCAGGCTCTCCTGTTGTCCTGTTACCTCAACTCTTACTACATGGCCTTCCCTCACAACAAGGTTGACTTGCAGGCGGCCGTGCCTTAGCTCGACGGCCCGCACCTTCAGCTTGCTCCACAACCTATCCGCCTTCAGACTGGCCGTCAAGGGTTTTTCTTGATTTTCTGTCATGCCTTCGGGTCACCCTGGATATGCAGCTCAGCATGGCAAAGGCAGTGCGGGTGGGCCGGGATGCCCGGCGGATTGGGCTTGGCAAAGAACTTGCCTGCATTCGCCGCACAAATCTCGCACGCATCGACGTTGCCGAGCCGCCATATCCAGCCGTCGAGCCAGCTTTTGGCCATTGCATACCGCACCGTGCCTTCCGTGTACGCCCTGCTCAGCTCAGTACGCGCCAGCCGCATCGCGTTCTTGTACGCGCTCTTGTAGATGCCGACGCCGGGATGGAAGTCCTTGAGCACCTCTCCCCGGAACGTGTCGGGCAACGCAAGGTGCTGGCGTATAGCACGGCTGATGCGACCGGCTGAGTGCCCCTGTACGACGCCTTGCTCAAGTGCGCCGAGCAGTTGCTTTTGTGTCTGGTACGTGATTTCCCAGACCCGCTCAGAGAAGGCGACGCCGCCGGGCTTCCACTGCTTGACTGCATTGACCGTGTGCCGACTCACCTTGTTCCACGTGCTGCTGGCGAACGTCTGCTGGGCGGCGTCGAACCGCCGCACTTGACCGTCCTTGCCGATGAAGCTCGTGCCGATCTTGAGTTTAGATGCCGGTACATCGCCCGCGTACATGGCCAAGATCGAGTTCTTGAGGCCGTAATCCACGCTCTGGGCCATGCCCTTGCTGATGCTGTGTTGCAGTTGTTTGTATAAGCCAGGAGGCAGGCGACCGACTACTGCGCCGAGCTTCATCTTGGGCAGGCCCGTCATAGCTGCGATCTTCTGGCGTACCTGCCGGGCCTTGTACGGCGTGATGTGGCCTTCTTTTTCGGCTCGGATCAAAGCCATGCTAAGGTCGTCAGCCATACTCCGATAGATGCCGTACAGGTAGCGTTGCTGGGCCTCAAGGTAGTTGGTCCACGCCTTGCGACCCTCCGCAGTGGCCTTCTGGATGATGCCAGCCCGTGTCGGCATATCACTTAGCCAGGGTGTCAAGGAAATTGGCGTCGAACTTGCGACCGACGATGATCGCCTTGCCCTGTTGAACCATCACGGCTTCTGGCTGGGCTTCGCCATCCTTGCGGGTGAATATCTCGCGAATGACATTGTGGGGCTTGTCCTCAGTGCCAAGGTTTTTCAGGCAACAGCCCATATACTCCGCACCGGATTCTACGAGTTGCTGGCCCTCTAAGCTCACCTTGTGGCCTTTGATTCTGGGGTCGGCGTCTGGTACCGCCACTTGTGGAGCGGGTTGCGGCGCGGCTTGCTTGTCGAGTAGTTGCTCGATTCGCTCCAGGTTGGCTTTCTCACAGCCCTCAAGGGGCTTGCCGTCGGGGCCCACATTGTTGGCAATCAAAACAACCAGCTCTTGGCGTTCCTTCTTGTTCAAACTCATCTGCGGTTCTCCTTTCAGATCTTTGCTACCATGTTTCGCGGTCCGCGTCGGCTGCTTTCTTTTGGTCTTCGCCGTCTGCCTTGGCGATCTCCTCTTTTTCTTGCTCATAATCATACCCCAACTTTGACGAGCACGTCGCATCGCTGACCCAGCCGTGCAGTCGTTGTAATGCAAATGCCTCAGTTTCCTCTTTGATGTTACGGTGGATCAGCGGTGGAAATTCAACCTGGCAGTCCAGGCTGGTCGGCACGACCTCCACTGCCGGCTCTGGCTGATCGGCTACAGCCTCAGATGTCTTTGTGCTGGTCGGCGGGACTTGTCCATTATCGATGCCGTAGCGAATGACGCGGGCGTAAATTATCTTTTGGATATTGCGCCATAAGTCTTGATACTTCTGAAACATACGAACCATCGGGCTTTCACTGACCATAGTCGAGCTGTAGTTTGAATTTGAGCTATCCCCCCGCACAACGTACTCAGGCAGGCTAGTGCCGACAGCAATCTGCAATTGGAAGTTGCGCCCGTCTTCGGCAGCATCGGCGGCGTTCAGGTTCAGGCTTTTCAGGTCATACTCAACGCCGCGACTCATCAGCAGCATCGCGTTCTTCGGCATTTTCTTGGGCGTGCCTTCGCCTGCGACAGCCCTACCTTCGGTATCGGTGAACTTAGCCTTGAGATCGGCGACAGATGAACCGCCTTGTCCTTTGACGTTGGCAACGACTGCAAAGAGGGTGCGGAGCCGGTTGAGCTGCCAACGCTGATCAAGCCACTGTTCATGCATCCGAATGTATTTCGCGACCCCCATCAGCCACGAGCGGCCTCGCTTGACGTTACTATCAACGAGACACTTGAAGTGGTCGATCTCGTTGGCGGGTATGCGTTCCCATTTTTGCTGTGGCGTCAAGCTGCCGCCTTGGTTGTAGGCAAATGTGCGATAGTAGAACATCACGTTTTCAACATCGTTGGGGTCCGTCTCGATGCCCCAGCTATGATGACCCCAATTCTCGGTATTGCCGGGGTCAGCTATCTCAACAGGCTCAACAAACCGAGGCAATATGTGGCCTCCTGGTGCGGCTGAGCTAAACCAGCGGAGGAATACCTCGCCGTCGCGTAGGTATCGCCGGAACAGTTCTTTCGACCGCATGTCCCAATTGCTCACCTCGGTCCATTGGTCCCAATAGTCCTGAACCACAGGATCTTCATCCAGGGCCACGACGTGCATACTCTCGCCAATAACAAAGCTCTCCATCGTATCAAGCAGACCACGAGCGCCGGGGTGAAAGCTCAACTCCAGAGCGGTGGCGAACATATCGGCAAGGTCTGTCTCGCTGTAGTCTTGCGGTTCTCGCCCACCACTGCCACTGAGGCTCTGCCACTGATCCTCGTCTCTATCACGTGCAAATGTCGGTATGCCTTCAGAGATCAGGTCGGCGGCCTTGCGAGCTAAAAGTTCCTCGGCAATCTGGCGTTGCATACGCGCTCGTTTCAAGGCCCGGCCCGGAAAGAGACTGCCAATGTCCATGATGCGCTCCTTCACAGATGTCAGTTGTTCTCACTGTACGCATCGAACAGCCCGCTTGTCAAGTGCCTACCCTTCCAAGTCCTGTCGCAGCCAGTCGGGTATTTGCAGAACCTCAGTTTCAAGCGGTTCCTCGCCTACCAGCATACGGAACGCACCACTCGTCCAGTCGATTTGGTCATCCCGCGGGTCATTATGTCCGGTGAACTGCACCAACTCGTTGACATAGCTCTCCACGCCTTCGCCGTCGAGAATGAAGAACCGCTTGCCGGCGGCGCGGTGTATCCACGGTAGGGCGCGGGTCAGCTTGTCCTTGGTGGCGTCGAACGGCTGGACAAGGCAGGCCACGTCTTGGCGCATCAACTCCCCGTCGGCTTGCAGGTCTTGCACGAATCCCTTTTGCGTGCCCTGGGCTTCGATACCCGTTAAGCACCGCTCTCGCAGTAGGTTAGCTTTGAGGACGGCTCGCACTGTCGGCCACTCATCTTGCATGTGGATGAAGTGACGGACGTAGATATTGCCGTCGGTATCGAGTGCCATTTGCCCGCTTGCTGTGAAGTCGGCCGACGTCTTGGCTGTGACAGCCAGGTCCCAATACCGCACCCACTCAAGGTAGATCGGTGCTTTGCTGGGGTGGATCACGGTGAGCCATTCTCGCTTGACACGTTCGCCGCCCGGCTGGCTCGGTCGCTGCTGGAACAGCGAGCACCAGTCGTACTCATCCAGGGCTTTGAACTTGAGCAAGTCCTTGCGAGGAAAGCGGTTTGGCCACAGGGCCTCCCCGTTTTCTCGCCTGTCCATCCAGTGGCGTTGGGGGTGGTCCTCAGCGATTGCCGGGAACGAAATCACACGCCACTGGTCAGCGTCCGGGTTGTCTCTGGCCCTCTGCTGCACAAATGCCGCGAGGTCGTGCACGTGCCAGCGCGTCAAGATCATCAGCATCCGCCCGCCCTTTTCGAGCCGCGTGCGGAAGTCGCTCGTGTACCATGCTTCTATCGTCTCTCTCACTGTGTGGCTCTCAGCCTGTTGCCTGCCTTTGGTCGGGTCGTCGATGATTCCGACGTGAAAACCGTAGCCCGCAATGCCCCCCCCGACCCCTGCTGCTCTGTAGTGGCCTCTGTGGCCGATGATGCTAAACTCTTGGTCCCGGCGTATGGCTCCACCTTCTCGCCGCGTGCCCTTGGTGACGAGCCGGGTATTGGGGAAGACCTCGATGTACTCTGGGCGCAACATGATGTTCTGGGCGTCCCGGCTCATACCGAAGACAAGCTCGGCCCCATAGCTGCCATGTATGACATGGTGATCAGGGTTACGGCCGAAAACGTAGCCAGGCAGGTATCGACTGCCCATCTCGCTCTTGCCGTGTCTCGGTGGCCGACGTAGGATCAGGTGGTATGGTTCTTTGGCGTTGAGCCAGTTGTCGATCTCGCGGGCCACCGCCACGTGATGCCAGTTAATCTCAAACGTGCCGGCGCTGACGCGGTACAGATAGTGCAGGTACGATCGCCGGGCCTTGTGCAGGTCAAGACGCTGCTTCAGGTCCTTTAGGCTTAGCTGCGCTGCATTTGGCTTCAAGCTCGCGAATGGCAATGTCTGCGGGGCCGTCTCCATTGAGTTGCTCATACAATGCTTGGACTTGCTCGTCAGTCAAGTGGTCGAACGTGCCGTGCTCCACCCGGCTTTCAGGTTCGCCCATGAGCAGCAACTGCATCTTGCAGACGGTCGCATAGTCCTGGATGTCATTGCCGGATTTGTGTTTCGCGCCCTCGCCGATGATGCGCAGAAGTACCTTACGTGACACTGCTTTGAGCATCTTGAACATCTCGGCCTTCTCGCCAGCGATCTTGTCGGCCAGCTTCTCGTGTAAACGGGCCTGGGCATCCTGTAACCGCTTTTCCCATTCGTCCCTTTTGCGGTACTTCTGTACGGTGGTCTGGGAAACTCGACACGTTCTCGCGACGTGCTCGACGCACTGCTTATCGCACCACGTCTTGAACATGTCAGTGCGTTTCTGTTGGTCTATAGGTTGAGCCATAAGAGCAGACTACCCTTTTCTGAGTGCAATTACAAGGGCGGCCTGCACTTCACTCGCTGGCTCCGCTGTGGGCCTCGCTGTAAGCGTCGTGCCGTTCTGGTCGACCTTCGCCCCGGCTGCACCGAACCGCAGGCAGAGCATCTCAACTATGTGCTTGAGCGGTGTGGCTCGGAACAGGTTGCCTGTCAGTGTAACAGAACCGTCTCGCTCAAAGGTGAGCTTGTACTTACAGCGGGCTGCTTTCAGGGCGATAATCGCTTGTTCGTCCGCAAAAAGGGCGACTTGCCACTCCTCAGCGGCCTTGCCTATGGCCCCAACCAGGGCTTTGAGCTGCTTGACTTGTGGGTAGCGAAGCTCTGGCGTATCTGGTGTGTACCAACTGCTGAGTCGCCAATCGTAGCTTTCGTCGATGTACCCGGCCTGCAAGAACTGTGCTGTCGTGGTCGTACCCGGGTAGAGTTTCAGGTTATTCGAACGAACAGCGAGGCCGAGCTTGCCGAACGCGACCAAGTCATTTGTAACTGATGCGACCGTATCGCCGGGCAGGCCGACGATGTAGAATGCTCTGGCAGGCACGCGAGCCTTATGACACGCACGCACGGCTTCTGCTAAGTGCCGCTCAAGGTATGGTTTCTTCTGCTGTTTGCGTCGCTCTGCGTTCATTGTTTCAAGCCCAAGCACGATCTGATCGAACCCCGCTGCTTTGATGCGTTTCAGCAAACCAGGCTGCGCCGCCATCCGGACCTCTAAGCCTTCTTCGCAGTAGAAACGTGTCTTTCTGAATACCTTGCTCGTCCGCTTGAGGTCTTCGATAATGCCGAGCACGATGTCGGCGTGCCGCTTGCTGATGAACAGGTCGTCATCGAGGAAACAGATGTAGCTGGCCCCATACCGCCACAGGTTCAAGATTTCAGCGCGGATACGTTCTGGCGACTTGCGTCGGTGTTGACGCCCTGTGATTGTGTGCACTGAGCAGAACTCGCACGCATGAGGACAGCCCCGCGAGACCGTCGTCACCGCACGGACTCTGCTGCCGACCGCTGGGTATTGACTCGGCAACGCCAACGACCAATCGGGCATCGGCATCGCGTCTAAGTCCATAACAGGCGGGCCTTTAATGACTGTGTGCTCGTTCACTGCCGCTTGCTCGAATGCCTGTTCAACGACGTGCTCGCCCTCGCCTACTACGACTACATTGGCGTTCGTCGCCTGCTGGGCCTGTTCTGTCGCTGTTGTTGCGAATGGCCCGCCAATAACCAATGGCTTGTTGGCGGCGTGAATGGACTTCGCAAGCGCCGACGCCGTTGACTGAGTGTTGCACAGGGTCGTAGGCATGCCAACTACATCGTAGCCATGAATGTGCTCTTGCAGCCACTTGAGGGCGTCTTCGAGCGGTGTTCCGTAGTGAATGTACCTGGGGCCGCCAAGACCTTTCGCCGACGGCGGGGCAGGGGTCGGCGTTTTCTGGCTCGGTAAAAGGAAATCCTTGATCGTCACAGCGTGCCCGGCATGCTTTAGGATTGTTGCCAGGAGCACAACGCCGTATGGCATCGGGTACAGCCTGGCAATCAGGTCGTCGGTTGTCCGAAATGGCGGTATGACAAACAGTATCTTCATGGCTTTTGCCACACAAGGGCGTATTCATGGCAACGTGCGCAACGACCGTCCAACGTCGCTTTTACCGAAAACACCTTCATAAATGAGCACAGCGAGCCGGTGAGTATCCACACGGCCTTGGGCACAAAGCCCTTGGCCATAGCGACCCGCATGATATCGCAGTGATAAGGGATGAGCGCCGCGTCCATCACAAAGTCATTCACATTGAAAATGCACCAGCCGCCCGGCTTGATCTTGGCGAACAACTGAGCAAAGACTGCCCCCATCTGCTCGACGAACTCGTTGTATGAGGTTGTGCTGTTCGCAAGGTCGCGCGGGTCGTCGCCGTAGTCTTCGATGTTCCAGTAGGGCGGTGACGTAAAGCAGAAATCGGCTGAATTGTCGCTCACCCGGCTCATATCACGCGCATCTTCGTGGTAGGCGAGCAGGTTGAGCTCGTGGGGGTCGATCCTGCTCAGTATGTACTGGATGTATGCGTAGAACTCGGCCGACGTGTCGTACCCCGTATAGTGCATCCCCCGGAGCGCTGCGACCTGTAGACGTATGCCGTGCCCCATGAACGGGTCAAGGTACATCTGGCCGGGACCTGCGTAGAACTTGATGAAGAAGTCGACCAGCTCCGCCGGCATGATACTCAAGCCTGCCCGGCTGCGACCACAACCGCCTCTTGACGGGTTCGACTTCCAGCCCTCATAGCCCGCTTGCCTGAGTTCTTCGTGCTTCGCCCTTGCTTTATCACTCCCATATGACGTACAGCGTGGATCTTCTTTCTGGAATGAGAACAGTGACCGGCTCAACTTGCCGCGATTGACTTGTAGGATGGAGCTCGGAACAAAACCGAACTTATCCAGAACCTGCTGCCTGCGGACTTTTGTTTTGGCCAATCTTTCCTTGAGCGGCTTCATCAGCGATCACCTTCACAAAGTCAGCGAGCATGCAGCCGTCTTCGTCTCTCGCTCTCAGGTAGGCTTTCTCGAATTTCAGGTACACCTCAGTCGGTACAGGCGTGCGAAGGCTGCCGAAAGCAAACATCTGCTGGTCTACTGGTAGCAGGTTTTCATCATCGTCGCCGCTATCAGGCGTTTCGGTAGGCCCGACAATATACCTCTCGATGTCTTCTGCATCGAGCGCGGTCAGCTCCAGCGCATAGTCCTTCGCGTCAAGCTCGACCAGTATGTCGGCAACGGCCTGCCCGTCGAACTCAGAAAGGTCGTCAATGACGTTGTCGGCCAGCATATCGGCCAACTCCTGTTCGGGGCTGTCGTAGTCTTGCCAGTCGACCGGCACGGTGGTCATCTTTAGGGCCTCACCGGCGACGAGACGGCCGTGGCCGCTGACAATCATGCCGCTGCGTCGACTCATCACGATGGGCCGACGCCACCCGTGATACTTGATCAGGGCGGCCAGCTTGGCTATCTGGTACTCGCTGTGCTTGTTGGGGTTGATGGGGTTGGGCTTGCAGGCGTGAATAGGTAGCAGCTCGGAATGGACGCAGTGAATGGTGACGCCGTCAACGACGGGTGGTGCGTCGGGTGGTACTGATGCTTTCTTGGCCATGCCTACGAGTGTAGGCGAGGTCAGGTAGGTGCGTCAAGTGCAAAATCCAGATGCGTCCACGGTGACTAACTCGCCTTTCAAGATGAGTCTGCCCGCATACAAGCAGCGCCTCGCTTGCTGCTCAGCCCGTGCTTGCGTGGTCACTTTATACAAGACCGTCTCGCACCGCCGTAGCATGGCCGGGAACGGCTCGCGGACAATCCCGCCTTGGTATGGAGGGCGTCGCGTCCCGGCGACGCCCAAACCACCGAGTGCGATCGCTGCGACTGCGTGCATGAATTGCCGTCTGTTCATCGCGTGAGTCCTCTAATCTTTACAGGCGGGCGCAGATATCGCGTCGCACAGATGAACGTTCCATCTGTCATTTTCCTTGGGATGTCATCTCCGGGACAGAATCCGGGTGCAGTGTTGGCATAGCCACACAATGGACAAATCGTGCCGTTTGCCCTGCAATCAAATTCTCGCAAGCACTTGTCGCATGTCATCGTTGGTACTCGTGGATCAAAAAAAGTCGGCGTGGGAACACACGGCAAGGGTACGTTTTGCAAACACCAAAGTTAGCGAAGTAACCCTCACCTACGCCACACGCCAACCAAAGCCCCAGTGGGAGTCGAACCCATGTTGCCGGATCGAAAATCCGGTGTCCTGACCACTAGACGATGGGGCCAATAGCGGGGGCCGGATTCGAACCGACGACCTGGCGGTTATGAGCCGCCCGCGCTAGCCAACTGCGCCACCCCGCGACGAAATATGACGTAAGCAGGGAACAACCGGCTACGGAATTTAATACCCGAGCTTGGTGGTGGATACGAAGTAACCGCTAGCCTTCACCACTGCTTATGTCCACAATATAGGAAAGTGGGGAACAGGCGGCAACGGAAAACGATGTCAAGTCGAAGTAACCGCTACCTACGCCACCACTTATCCGCTTGTTGTCAAAGATCAAATTCGGCATCACGCACCCATTGTAGCATGGCTGCGCTGAAGCCGTCAACCTTTTTGTAGTTGCCGTAGCCGACGCCGTTCTTGTATGCGGCCACGTTAACGATGTAGCCTACACCCTTCGGGGCCGGGACTGTATCGGCCGTCTGCTCATCGGTTATCACAATCACCCGATGGTACTGGTGCATCGCTGAGTTGATTGTGCTGATGCACCTGCCCATACGAGTCATATAGCCGCTGTTCGCCTTACGAATCGCATCCCGCAGGGCAAAGCCACGTCGGGCGGGTACTTCTACGGTCTGAGTGCCATAGCTGAACACCCGCACATCGCCGCAGATTTCACGGGCCATAATCGCCAGCGCACACGCCGCATCGAACCGCGTCATTGTGCCTTTGTCGCTCAGAGTCAGGTCCATACTGCCGGAGCTGTCAACTGCAATCGCTGTCATACCCGGCAGCTCGGGCTCGTCCTCCAAGGCCCGCACCATAGCTCGCTCGATCAGCGGCTCAAGCTGGGGCACCGCCTTGGCGGCTGCGACAAACCGGAACGGCAGGATGCGGCTCACCTTCATGTTCTCCAGGGCCTCGCCGATAGCTTCGCGGCTGACGCCGACGTCGGTCATGTTTCGCAGGTTCCGCAGCAACGCCATTGCGCCCAGCTTTTGGCCGCCCATCAGCCGCAGCCATGTGGTCTTCTTATCGGCACCGCCGGACAACCCGACTTCCCACGTATCAGGCACAGCCAGCGTGCCGTCGATCAGCGACTTCCACGTCTCGGCTTGCTGCTTGTTTCTGGGCTTTGCGTGCGAGAGAAACAGGACGTCGCGGAGCTTGACCTGCCCGTCGCGATTATACTTGCCCAGGCTATAAGCATCGAACTTGGGGAACGCCGCCGCCAGGCCCTTCTTGACTTGAGCACTCAGTGGGCACCGGCCGTCTTTCCAGTACATAGCCAAGAACTCAGCCAACTCGTCCGCCCTTTGGATCACCCTTGCCAGCGTCTCGGCCTTGAGCCGCTGCTGTTTGGCTAACGCAGCGCACAACCACAGTGGGGCGTGCCGCAAGTTGGCTTGCTCGCGGGCGGTGATAGCCATGTTCGCAACCTTCTGGGCGTTAACTTTGGCACTGAGTCGGGCAATGCGGGTTGCGATGTTCTCGCCGCTCTCGTAGAAGGTCCGCTCCCACAGCATGCACGCCATCACGCTGCGCCGCAGCGCTAGCTCCGGACTGACTGTGCTTGCCGTACCGCCTTCGTGGGTTGTTTTCTGCTCTCGGATGTTCGTTCTGGTCATGGTGTTTGCCCTTTCAAGTCAGCCCCTACTATACAAAACCTCTGAGGTCTGTAAACGGCAAAATCAGAATTTTGTCATGCATTCTCCAGTTCCAACACCCTTAGGGCGTACACTG